CACAGATAGAGTGAGCCTCTGGTGCCAGTACACCTGTGTTGACATAAGACGTAAGCATTTTATTTATCGATGCTTCCTCTAGCACTGCCATGTGTGCTTGCATTTCATCATCCCATCGAAAAATTCTCTTCAGGAAAGATGTCTTACTAATGTCAATAAACGGGAGACTCTCAGATTCCTTGTCAGCCATCGTATACTCTACGCCGATAGATGCCAACACGCGACTGATATCAGTGTGATTAAAAGCATCTACCCCCGGTCTAACAGACATGATGTTATCATCACCATAAGTGGCTAGACAAACATCACGCTTGAAGTTTCGAGGACTGTTCTTGGTGGTCATAGCATAAGCATAGCGCATGTACAAACTGTTGACAATACAGTTGATTATCACAGTGAGTGGATGGCCTGAAGGATTACCTTGAACTTCAATAAGATCTCCATGGAAGTCCATGAGCGGGAAAGCCGTGTCATAGGCGATACAACGTAAAACCTGGATATCCTCACAGCTCCAGCCTGCTTGTGTGGACATAGCTATCAACACATCAAAGGCATGAAGAATAAATGGTGCAGCCATCTTTTTGTCAAATTTGCCATAATCACCTGCAACCATACGGTGAGAACCGAATGTGGTCAAATATCGGTATAATTCACTCCATTGGTCACTTTGAGCAACAATGCCAGGCATGGCCTCAAAGACGTATGGATTGTTTTGAATCATACGAACGTGCGACAAGAAGTACTGACGCACAACTATTGACCACGCAAAATCACCTCCAGAGAAAACACGAGTCTTGAAAGCAGCAATCTTCTTTTCAGGTGTAGGATCATCTTTGAGATGATTACAGAAAATAGGATGCCAACGTTCACCGCGTAAGTAAGTTTGCTTGATATCTTCAACTCTATCCAAAATGATTTTGTCGATAGAGTTGAAGATATCAAGCAAACTTACTTACGCGGTGAACGTTGGCATCCTATTTTCTGTAATCATCTCAAAGATGATCCTACACCTGAAAAGAAGATTGCTGCTTTCAAGACTC